GCGAATAAAGCAAATAAATCTTTAGATGAATATATTAATAAAAAAGTTGATGAAAAAGTATTAAAACTTAAAGATGAAACGAAAGAAGCTAAAGACAAAGCCAAAAAAGCTATTGAAGATTATAACAATATTAAAGCAGACATTAAGAAACTTAAAGCCAAAGACGAAGCGTCAGAAAAGACGATTAAAGCAAAAGAAAAAATTATAGACTACAATAAAAAACAAGCAGATAAAAAAATATTAAAAGCTGAAGATAAAGTAAGTGATTTAACAAAAAAAGTAAAGAAAGCTTTAGAACAAGTAGATAAACTTGAGATACAAGTGAAAGAATTAAAAGCTAAAGATGAAGCGTCAGCAAAAGCGTTTGAAGCTAAAGGCAAGCTAGATGACTTCAATAACACAAAAATGGCCACGAAAAATTTAGAAGCATCCGGAAACGCTAGTCCTTTCACAGATGAAGCGCAGGATAAACTTAACATTTTTAATTCGACTGGAATTCCTACAAAAGTATTATCAGCAACCGGAAATGCTACACCTTTTACTGGTATAGCACAAAGTGCCATCAATTTATTTAATAGTACAGGTATACCAACCAAACATTTACCAGCTACAGGTAATGCGAAAGCATTTACTGATGATGCAAAGCATGCTGTAGATCGTTATAACTGGACTGATATTCCAGAAAAAAGCATCCATGTTTCATCAAATGCAGTTGATCAATCTAATTCAGCAATAGATGCGTTGAATTCTATCCCTCGTTATATTAGTTCTACAATTAACATTGTGCGTAATTTCTTTAGTAATGAACATGCGCAAGGAGGACATATAGACGCGTATGCTGAAGGTGGTAATATTCAATCTCATTCTGTACCAGGTACTTATACAGGAATTGTTGGAGAAGCAGGACCCGAAATATTTAGTGTTAACAGAGGGAATGTTACGATCACGCCATTAAACAGTAGGGAAAAAATGCGAGGTATTGAAGGTGTACTTCAAGATTACACAGGCGGTAAAAATTCAAACGCTGGCGTTGTTGTTAATATTAATTTGAATGACATGGTTGTTAAAGAAGAAGCGGATGAAAACAGATTAATTAATAAGATGGAACAACATTTAAAACGAACCCTTGCAGAACAGCAAATGATAGGAGGTGCATAATTTTGATTGATTTAAATGCTCTAGAATACAATGGCAGAAAAACGAGTGAATTTCCATTTAAAGTATTTGTTGAAGTGAATGATGGTTTAAATATTCCTCAAAGAAAAACAAAAATTATTACTACGGATCAAATGCATGGTGCATATGTAAAGACGAGTGATAATTACAGTACTATAGAGAAAAAGTATAAATTTTATGTATTAGCTAATTCTTTAATTGAAATTGCACCTCTTTTCAAATGGCTGAATTCTAGAATGAATGAAAGTGATTCAAGTAGTAAAGTGAATTATCTAAAGCCATTTGACAACCCTGAACGGTATTACCGTGTTTTAAAAGTAGATGTTGGTCGCGCAGAAGTTGATGATTTTGGTGGATATGAATTTGATGTTGTTTTTACGTGTCAGCCATTTAGTTTTATTGATGAAGACACGAATGAAACAGCCCAAATTATTTTCCCAAATCAAAAAGTAATAGATAATCAAAGTGGCATTCATATGTACCCTCGCTTAATTATTGAAACTACCGATAATGAACGTGCAATTATTAGTATTGGCGATGAAAACATAACGATTAAAGCACCGAATTTATATCTAGAAGTTGAATGTTTTCCGGGGAGACAGAATGTAAGCGATAGATTCGGATTACAAAACGAGTGTATGATTGGAGAATTTTTTAAAATCCCACCAGGACGTTCGGGCATTAGTGCGACACCAAATGTCAGAAGTATAATTATAAATTGTAGATGGGGTGAATTAATATGATTTACTTACAAAGTAATGATTTAAACTGGAATGGTTTACCCTTATCACAAAGTTATGATGATGTTATTGAACATGAGTTGAATGGTATTTATAAATTAACTTTTAAAATTCCAATTAATGAATCTGGCCAACATAAACTTATCGAAAAAAATAATTTAATCAAAGCGAGCGAACATTTCAGGGAAAATGGTTTTAACATTTTCAGAGTTAAATATATAGATAAAGAAGAGGATTATGTACAATATACGGCATATCAACTATTGTTTGATTTGTCTAAAAAGTACATTAATCCTCTTGTTGTTGAAAATACATTACCATTGGACGCCTTAAGGTTATGGGTTCAATCATTCAAAACGCCACCAAATTTATCAGTTAAATATTGGAGTAATGTAACTAATAAACAAGTACGTTATCAATCGTTTACTAAAGAAAATGATAAAGATCGTTATGCATTAAATGTATTATTTGAAATGGCGAAGCAATCAAATTTAGATTTAGACTTTAATGTTGATAGAATTTCTTTTGGAAGATTAGGCACTGACACACAGTTTATTTATACGACAAATAAAAATATTACTTCATTTTCTCAAGAAGAAAATTATGACGACATTATAACGCGTGTTACAGTAACTTCTAAATTTAAACCAGATGTTGATAAAGAAAAAATAAAACAACAACAAACTAATGAATTGAATGCATTAAAAGAACAACAACAGGCATATAATAAACAGATTGCAAGTGAAAAGCGTAGGCAACGTATGGAACGTGAAATTGAGTCTAAAATTCGTAAACAAGAACTTAAAAAGATGAATTTTGAAGCTCAAAAACATAAGAAGTACAAATCAATGGTTCGTGAAGAATTTAAGAGTGCTGAGCAAATACGACAAGAAATTCAAGCTAAATATGATAACCAACAAGCTAAAATAGAACATGAAAAGCTGATTGCAAAACAACATGCGGATATGCAAAAAGCTGAAATCCAAAAATTAAAAGCAAAACACAAAGATGATTTATCTGCAATTAATGAGGATATTATTTTATCAGTTACGGTAGATAGTCCATTTATTAATGATTACCCTGAAATTTATGAAGAGATTATTGAAAATAATGAACTTAAAACAATTGAGGAATTAACTAATTACGCAGAAGGTTATTTTAGTAAGCAACATGTTGATTTTCCTAAAATATCAATAAAAGTTGGCTTGGATGTGTTGCAAAATGAGCAGGTGCAATTAGGCGATACCGTTATTGTTAGATATCTAACACATGATGTTGACCAACGCCAAAGAGTAATTGCAACAAAATATAGTCCCTTGAAAAAAGAATTCATTGAAGTAACTTTTGGAGATAAAACTGAAAGTTATGTATATCAAAGTAATACAGTTAGTTCAAATACGACACAATCGATTTTGCAAAATTATAAAACTTCAGATGACATTGAAGATGTTAAAAACGAAATGAACTATTATTATGTAGAGTTAATAAATAAAGAGAAAGAAAATTTTAACAATCATTTGGAATACCAAACGGGATTAATAAGAGACGATATAAATACTTATAAGCAAACAATAGACGGCAGAGTAAATGTGATGAGTGCTAATTTTGATGATCAATTTAATTCTCTCAATAGTACACTTGAAACGAACTCAAATAATACAACATTAGCTCTAAATCAATTACAACAAAATGTGAGTACACAATTTAGTCAAATGCAGTCTACAAATAACGCTAAGTTATTAGAAGTGAAAAGTGAATTACTTCAATATACTAATTCTAATTACAATCAAGCTAATGATAGAATTAATCAAATCAATCAAAAAGTTGATGATTTTAAAGTTGGTGCCGTTAATTTACTAAAAGGAACAGCAAATTATACGACGCCTTTTAATCATTCTATTATAGAAAATTCAGGGAGAATTGTAGACGGTTATTTATATTCTTCTGATTTTAGTAGTAGCGCCGGCCGTTTGTGGCAAACGAATCAAGTTGTTAAATTACTGCCGAATACCGATTATGTACTTAGCTATGATGCTTTTTCAAAATCAAATATCGGGACAGCGTATACACCTATTGAAATTTTAAGTGAGGATGGCAGGGATTTAGTACCAAAACAGTATCTTCATACGATAGATACGTATAAACATGTTACTAATACTAAACAACGAATGACATTTAAATTCAACACAGGTAATAATATATATTTCCGCTTTCATTTCACGTCTGAAAGTATTAATTCTGTTGTATACATTGGTAAAATTCAATTGGAAAAAGGCACAATTGCAACTGATTGGTCACCGAATATAAAAGATGTTGAAGCGGAAATAAAAGTTGTTGCGGATAGTATTACTACAAAAGCACTTGAAGCGGTTCGCGGAGATATCCAATATTTAAGAACAAATATTCTTGATACGAATACAATTGAGGCTAATATGCTAAAGGTTGATAATGCTTTTGTTAACAAGCTATTATCAAATAATATTTTAGTTAATCGATTAACAGCTAATTCGATATTATCAAATGTGATTAAAACAAAATCTTTAGAATCAGTTTATCAAAATGTGGGTGAGTTGAGGTCTCGATTAATTACTACAAATAGTATTAGTGCAAATGCGATTAACGTTGATAGTGCATTAATCCATAAATTAGTTTCTGATGATCAATTTGTTAATATTTTGACAGCAAGAAGCGCATTTGTAGATTGGATTAAAGCAATTGACATTGATGCAGGACGTATTCGAGGTGGTTTGATTAGATCTAGAAACGAACGTATGTTTTGGGATTTAGAGCATAATAATTTTGATTTTTATGATGGCTCAGTTACTAACTATTACGGCTCTTCTAGAATAGTGTTTCACACTACGGATAACAGTATTTATCAAGGTTACAATGGCACGTGTGCATTTTTGAATTTTACAAAATCAGCTGGGGATAATTACCCATCTGTAGTAATGGGAACTAGTGGGGATTTAATTGCTAGTTCAACTACAGGGCATTTTTCAGGTATAAAATGTCACACAGCAAAAGCGGATAAGGTTTATAATTTATCAAAAGTTGATGTCATAGCTGACCAAGTATTATTCGACAGTCATGGGGGTAGTGCTGACACTGGCGGTTGGACTTTAGAAAATTTCAGAGTACCTTCTGTGCATAGTAATGTCAGAGCGTTTTATGGTAACAATCCTGCTAATTATAAATATGAATTAGGACAAAGAGAATATAAATTCAGAACTTTATGGACTGAAGGTATAAATGACACGTTAAGAGTGGTAACTTATCCCGGTACAATTACAGGGATAATGAGTGATAACGAGCGATATGGTATTCAAATAGCTAATTATGATGTCTACGTTTTAATTAATGGGCGTAGAGTATCATTAAAACAATTAGTTGATCGTTAATAATAATTCATTTTAAGGTGGTTAATTGAATGATTGAGATTAAGAATTCGGACTTAGTGAAAACTAGGTCTTTTTTATATGGATTAAAGCTTAAACCGAAATTATCAAGACACAGAACAAAATTTATTAGATTGCTAGACAATAAAATTGAAGATTTGACCAATGCATCTAATGAATTAATTCAACAATTTGCTAAGAAGGATAATCAAGGTAATCCAATAGTTAAAGATAATTTAGTTGAATTTGATGATATAAATAAACGTATACAATTCGAAAAAGAAGATAGAATACTATTCAATGAAATTTCAAAAATTGATTTGAGTGAATATCCACTAGTAAAAGATGCGATAAAACAATCATTAAACGAATTAGATATAGTTTTAGAGAAAGAAGAAGCTGAAACCTATGAACTATTATGTAATTTGTTTGATGTTGATTAATAGATTTTAAATTAAATGATGGAGTGTGAGTAACATGAAAGAAACAAGATTTTATTTAGTAAGAGTGTATGTTGGGCAAAATGGGGAAAGGGAAAGTCAAAAATTAAGATATAGTGCTTACGCCTTTACTTTTAACGGTATACCAGAAGGCGAAACACCAACGTTTTACGACACAGAAGCTGATGCAACGGCAATTGCAAATTCGTTAAATTTAATTTATCGCTTATCAAATGTGAGCAGTTTTGTAGATGTGTACAAAGAAGAAGTTAAAGTTACAAAAGTTACAGATAATGACCCAGTTGCTAATAATCAAGTTGATGGAGGTGTAGAACATGGAACAAATCAATAATATAGAAATTGAAAGTTTTTCAAGTTTATTCTATACAGGTTCTTGGACAATTATTGATATATTAATTCTTTTAATCGCTTTGGATATTTTAAGTGGTGTAATAAAAGCAATGCGAAATCATACCTTAAAAAGTTCAATTGCAAATTTAGGATTAGCAAAAAAGATTTCGATTTTTATTGTAATCATTGTTGCGAATATTGCAGATTTATTTTTCAAGGCAGACGGTGTGATTGTAAATGGAACAGTCTCATTTTATTTATTTGGTGAGGCGATTAGTGTTGTCGAAAATTGTGCAATTATTGGTGTACCAATTCCAGATGTTTTAAAAAAACGTTTAGGCGTAATTGAAAATCAAAATGAAAAGTAAACAACGAAAACAAAGCGACTAAGTAAGTCGTATTTTTTATGTCAAAATTTAAGGAGTGATATTTATGGCAAAGTCATATTTAGGTAATTGGAATGATGTCGACGTTTATACGGATTTTATTCCATTTGGAACAAGACGAACTGGGCAAGCTTTGGATACAGGTAAGCCAATTTTTGCGGTATATCATGATACGGGGAATCCGGGAAGTACTGCACAACAAAATGTGAATTATTACAAAAGTACCTACTTACAGGATTGGGCATCAACAGCATCTGCGCATTTCTTTGTAGATGATAAAGAATGTATTATTTGTGTACCATTAGATGAAAAGGCATGGCATGTGTTATATGATACACCGACAGATAATTATTACTTTGGTGACGATGCAAATGATGCAGCATTTGGTGGCGAATTATGTTACTTCGAAGATGATAGAGAGCGTTCATTAAAAGCATTAGATAATTTCGCAAGAGTATTCGCTACTTTAGTAGATTCATGGGGGATTGATCATTGGCATAAATGTCCAGGTCATCAGGATATTCAAGCTGATAAGCGTGACCCAGGTAACGCATTACAGGCATGTGGTTATGCTCGAAATGATATCGAGGTAATTGATAACTTAGTGCAACGTTATATTGATGGTCTAGATGAGGTTGATACAAATGAAGTTGTAAATCAACCAAGTGATGATGATATCGTTGAAAAGAAACCAGTAGGATGTCAACGCATTAAAGTTTGGTCAGAAGAACCATATTACAGAGGTACAATTAAGTACGATGCTTCATTACGTCAACGTGCAGGCAATAGCTTTGATAATTATAGCTTTGCATACGAAAAAGATGTGCTTGAAGCGGGTTCAATTGTATATATTTATGAAGAAATTCAAGACCCACAAGGCAATATTTGGTGTAGAACTTATTCACCAAGTAATAATGGTTGGGTACATAAACATACGATTGAAGTAGACGAAGAATATAAAGATTAAATCAAAGGGCAGTCAGAAATGGCTGTCTTTTTTTATGTATATTGATAATTTGTAGGTGCTTCAAATATGTTGTGTTGTAGTTGGAATAAAATTTGTAATTTTCTGAAAAAATACTGAAATAGCTTTACTTTATAGTTCAAATGAGTTATAATGTTATTGTAGTTAATTTGAACTACAAAAAAAATTACTGGAGGTGAAGAGATGAGGCGAAAAAAAGAATAAAAAAAGAACGTCGCGAAAATGTTGAGTACTATTTGAAAATAGGGACTTTCATACTACTACTCATTGAATTCATTCGCAGAACGTTCTAAGGTAAGACCCCGAAATGGGGTTCTTACCTCTCATTATAAAGGAGGTAACACTATATGAAAAGAGAAACAAAACAAAAAATATCTTTTTGTTTATCAATCGGTATTTT